TCTCGAGAAGGTCGATCAGCGCCGGGGTACCGGTTGGCTTCCTGAGCGGATCGCGGAGCTTGCCCGGTCGCACGCCCTCGCAAGCGTCAGCTGCGATCCAGCATCGCCGGCCGCGGCGCTGATCCGCCCTCTCGAGAACCTGGGGCTCGAGGTCGAACTGATTGCGGCGCGCGAGTACGCGCAGGCCTGCGGCGCGCTGTTCGATCTGGTCGAGCAACGCGGTCTGCGCCATCTCGGGCAAGACGAGCTCTCGGTAGCGGTCAAGAACGCGTCGACCCGGCCGCTCGGTGATGCATGGGCGTGGAGCCGGCGGGCCTCGAGCGGCGACATCTCGCCGCTGGTCGCCGGCACGATCGCGCTCTGGCAGGCGTCTTCGCAGCTGGGCTCCGTCTACGACGAGCGCGGGCTAATAGCCGTCTAGCGCTGTACGCTTGCGCTAGGTGTTCTCGATCCGAACTCCGCGGCAGTACGTGCGCGAGCTACGCGCGGGATTCGCAACGCCCCAGTCTTGGATGTTCGACGCCTTCAGCGCTTCGCCCACGCTCTCCGGTGAGCGGGTCAGCGTGGAGTCTTCCCTGGCGATGGCCGACGTCTTCGCCGCCGTCAACCTGATTTGCGAGGAAGTGTCGAAGCTGCCGCTGAAGGTGTACCGCGACCTCAGCCTCTCGCCGGACAACCCGCAGACCGGGATCGAGGAGCAGAACCAGCACCGAGCTTGGAGGATGCTGCATGACCTACCGAACCCGTACACACCGTCTCACCGTTTCTGGTCAACCTTGGCTTCTCACTTGCTCCTCTGGGGCAACGGCTTCATCGAGAAGCTCCGCGACATGGACGGCCTGGTGGTGGAGCTCCGTCTGGTGCACCCCTCGAGAGTGGACGTGCTTTTCAACGAGGAAGCCGGCCTGAAGGCCTATCGCGTAACGCGCATGAGCGGCACGCAGGAGCCGCTGATGGGCGACGACCGCATCCTGCACGTCTTCGGCGTCTCCTGCGACGGCATCTTCGGCCTCTCGCCGATTCAGCAGTCGCGCGAAGCGCTCGGGATCGTCAAGGCCCGCGAGCGCTTCGAGGGCGAGATGTACTCTGGCCATCCCTACGCCTCGGGCGTGATCCAGCACCCGAACAAGCTGGGCACGGACGCGCCCAAGCGGATCCGCGAGAACTGGCGCGTGATCTACGGTCGCGGCTCGAGGGATCGCGGCGGCGTGGCGGTGCTCGAGGAAGGCGCGACCTATAAGAGCATCTCGGCCCCGCTGGCCGACATGCAGTACGTCGAGAACTCGCAGCTTTCCAAGACCCAGATCGCCAACATCTTCAAGCTGCCGCCGACCTACATCGGCGGATCGCTCGGTGACTCGATGACCTACCAGACCGTCGAGGCGAACCGGATCTGGCTGGCCTCGCAGACGATCGCGCCGCTGGTCAACAACATCGCGCAGTACGTCAGCCACGACTCGAGCATCTTCCCGTTCCCGTCCTGGTACTGCGCCTTCGATCTGAGCGAGTCGACGCAGGGAGACTCGAAGACGCGCGCCGAGGTCTGGCAACTGTACAAGGACATGGGCGTGGTCGACGCCACCCTGATCGCCGAGCGCGAAGGCCTGCCGCCACCGCCGAAGCCGAAGCCGAAGCCGGTTCCGCCGGCACTCCTCGCCGCCGCTCAGCCACCGTCCGCAGGAAACGGCACAATCCCTAGCGTGGTGCCTGGTGCCTGACGCTGTTCGGGAGCTCCGCTCGGCTGCGCTTGTCGATGCCGAAGTGAAGGGGCGGACGGTGCGCGGATATGCAGCGGTCTACGATACGCCCTGGAACGAGTGGCTGATCGAGCAGACCGGCTACGTCGAGAAGGTCGCGCACGGGGCCTTTCGCAAGGCGCTGACCCGCTCCGCCAACGTGCCGCTGCTCTGGCAGCACGACCGCGACGCGATGCTGGCCACCACCCGGAGCAAGACGCTGCGCTTGAAGGACGACGCGCGCGGGCTCTACTTCGAGGGCGACCTGCCGAACACGCAGCTTGGAAACGACGTGCGCGAGCTAATCGCTCGCGGTGACGTACGCGGAATGTCCTACGGGATCGCCACCTTGCCGAGCGATTCGCGCATGGATCCGCACGCGATCCCGCCGACCCGCACCGTCACCAACGCGCAAAGACTGCTCGACGTAACGCTGACGTATGAGCCGGCCTACGAATCGACTACAGTGGAAATGCGTACGCAAGGCTTCGCAGCGATCCCCTTGCAGGAACTCCTCAGCGGCGTAGAGGCGCAGGCTGACGATGCGGCAGGGGAAACGCCCTCTCTCGGAGCGGTAGGGCTTTCGCAAAGAGAGCGAGAGCTACGACTATCCATCCTTGAGAGAGGGGGGACGTTTTGAGAGACGACGAACGCAAACAGTTGCAGGAGCAGCGGCAGCAGTTGGTGGCCGAGCTCCGGTCGTACTCCGATGCGATGCAGGAGCGAGCCAATGACAACGACGGCCAGCTACTGGCGGAGGATCAGGAGCAGTACGACAAGCGGGAGGCCGACCTGATCAAGATCAACAGGCGGCTCGAGCTCGAACACCGCACGCAGTCGGTGCTCAACCACAACCCGGAGGATGCGGCCGAGTGGCTGCCGAGCGATGGCACGGCGACCAGCCTGGCCGAGTACCGCTCGGGCTCGATGAGCCCGCCGGGGGGCACTGACGCGGGCAAGATCCGGGCTGCCAACCAGCCCGACGTCCGCAAGGCGATCTATTCCTGGCTGGTCAACGGCCGTGAGGGGATGGATCAGGAGGAATTCCGCGTGCTCTCGAAGGCAGCTTCGGGCGGCGGCTTCTTCGTCCCGATCGACCTCGCCGACATGGTGGTACGCGCGCTGCGCTTCCTGCCCGGCGGCGTCTTCTCGCTCGGTCGCAACATCACGACCTCGACGGGCGATATCTTCAACATCCCGCTCAACCTGACGCACGGCACCGCGGCCTGGGTGGCCGAGTCGGGCGCCTACACGCCATCTGATGAGACGATGACGCAGGGCGTTCTGTCGGCCTACAAAGCGGCTACCAAGATCATCGTCTCGGAGGAGCTCCTGACCGATTCCGCCTTCGACCTCTCGAGCTTCATCACCACCGAGTTCGGCGAGCGGATCGGCGCTCTGGCCGAAGCTGCCTTCATCAGCGGCACGGGCTCCGGTCAGCCCACCGGGATCCTCAACGGCGCCGTGGTGACACGAACGACGCTGGTCGCGGGTCAGGTCACGACCACCACCTACGCAGGCCTCGCGCCGGCCTTCCTGTCGGTGCCGTACCAGTACCGCTACGGCGACGGGGCCGCGATCCTGGTCAGCGATTCGCTGCTGGTGCGGATGATGACCATCGTGGACACCACCGGCCGGCCGATCTGGAACGCCTCGATGGCCGCGGGCACGCCTGACACGGTGCTCGGGATGCCGGTCTACGCGCACCCGAACCTGGCCGCGATCGGTGCTAACTCCGAGTCCGGCATCGTCGGCCAGTTCAACCGCGCCTATTGGATCCGCCGCGTCGACGGCGTCTTCATGCAGCGCCAGAACGAGCTCCACAGCGATAACGGGCAGGTTGGCTTCCGCGGCTACCTGCGGCTCGATGCAAACGTGGTTCTCCCGGACGCGCTCCGGGTAATCAAGTTCGCAGCCACCTAGACCGAAGGGAGTACGCATGGCGAAAGACGTAGAGAAGCCGGATCCCGAGGTTCACGGGAACGCTGTGACCTCGGTTACGGAGAACGTCCCTCACCCGGCGGACGCCTCGAGCGCTCCCGGCCCGTACGACGAGGATATGCCGATCAACCGCCCTGGTGTCTCGACCAACCAGGCCCCGGGCGAGATCGCGCAGACCCTCGTCGCCGGCGCCGGCGCGCCCTCGGTGCCGGCGGATGCTGAGCCACTGCCGGAGGAGCAGAAGCCGGAGGACAAGCCTCTGTCTTCCGAGCAGAAGGCACAGGCGAAGGACGACAAGTAGGGATGGCAGGGGGGGAAACGCAGAAGCGCTACCGGATCCACTTCAGGCACAAGGGCGGCGATCAGCGGATGACGCTGCTGGCCCGCAACAGGGCCGAAGCGGAGAAGCTCGCGCTGGCCGCGCAACACCGGCGCGAGTCGCGTTTCCCCCTCACCTTCCAGCGGCTCGAGGAGAACGAGAGCCTGACCGCCGAGCAGAAGGCACGCGAGCTCGAGCGGCGCAAGCGCGACCAGGCCCGCTACGACGGCGCCGGCCTGAAGATCGCGAGCATCGAGGAAGTGAAGTAATGCCCTGGTTCGGGCTCTACTTCGACCGCCAGATGGGCGCCGCCTCGCCCGTCACCAGCTGGGACACGAACGCGATTCAGTGCTCGCTGCACACCGTCTCGCAGAC